GAATGCAATGAGTGTAGGGCCAATTACAATAGATTCTGGCGTTACAGTAACTATTCCAAGCGGACAACGCTGGGTTATTTTATAGGGATAAATTATGGCTAGTAATATTAATGCAGATACCACAACGGGTTTACAGTTAACCTCAGATACTTCGGGTAATGTTAGCGTACAGAGTGATGGCTCTACGGTAGTCGCCGTAACTGCACCGGGTGTTGCTGTAACAGGCGCTTTAAGTGCGACAGGTGATATTACAACTCCAGGTGTAACCATAGGCGCTACCACTGTAACGGCAACTTCTTTCTCTGGTGACGGATCATCTTTAACAGGCATTGCTGGTGGTTTTTCTAATATGCAAGTATTTACTTCTCCAGGCACATGGACTAACCCAGGTTCAGTAGACAAAGTTAAAGTTACTGTAGTTGGAGGTGGTGGTAATGGAGGAGCAGGAGTTACTGGAGGCAATAATCAAAGAGGAGGAGCAGGTGGTGGAGGTGGTGGCACTGCTATTGAAATTATTCCATTTCCAACTGCAACCAATGTTCCTGTAACTACAGGAGGAGCTAGTGGTACTTCTTCATTCGGTCCTTATTGTTCAGCAACAGGTGGAGCAGTAGGTACAACATCCCCAACTGGTCAACCTGGAACTAATATTAATGGTGGTCTAGGTGGTGCAGGATCAGGAGGAGCTGTTAATTTTGTAGGTGGTGATGGAGATACAGGAGGAACAGAATCAGGATCTGGAGCTAGTTCTTATGTTGGAGGACAAGGTAGAGCTGGAGGTAGAATTACTCAAGGAGCAAATGCAAGTCCAGGACAACCAGGTGGAAACTATGGCGGTGGCGGTGGCGGAGGACAAGCCTACGCTCCTAACCCTTACACAGCTCCAGGTGGTGCAGGTGCACCTGGCGTAGTAATTGTAGAATATTAATAATTAAGGAATAAGTTATGGCAGGAATAACAATAAAAGGCGATACAAGCGGTGAGATAACCCTTAATGTCCCAGCAACCGCGGGTACGAATACAATTACGATACCGGCATCAAGTGGAACTTTGGCTGTAACCAGCCCAGGCGGCGACGCTTCATTCCCAGGTACAATCTCAGCTGGCACAATATCTGCTTCAGGAAACATCTCAACCCCATCAGGCACAGTTACTGCATCATCATTCTCTGGTGACGGCTCATCTTTAACTGGTATTGCTGGTGGTTTTTCAAACTTGGATGTATTCACCTCTTCTGGTACATGGACAAACCCTGGTAATGTGCAGAAGGTCAAGGTAACCGTTGTTGGCGGTGGCGGAGCAGGAGGTAGTGGTGAAGGAGCAGCAGGTGGCGGCGGCGGTGGAACTGCTATTGAAATTATACCTTTTCCAACTGCTACAAATGTGCCTGTAACTGTTGGTAGTGCAGGAGGAACATCTAGTTTTGGAGCTTATTGTTCTGCTACTGGTGGAGGTAATGGCGGTAATGGTCCTTCTCCAAGAGTATCTGGTCCTGGAGGCTCAGGTTCTGGTGGGCAATTAAATATTAGTGGCGGAGCAGGTAGCACTTCTTCAGATGGAGGTGCTTCATGTGGTGCTTCAGGTGGTAATTCTTACTTAGGCGGTGGAGGTCGAGGTGGTCCAACTACAGCAACCTCAGGAGGTGCTTACGGCGGTGGCGGAGGTGCTACAGGGTCACCAGCAGGCGGTGCTGCAGGTGCTGCAGGCGTAGTAATTGTAGAATATTAATTTTTAACTTAGGAGTAAAAAATGGCTAAAAAAGCATTAGTAAGCACTATCGAACCGAGAGGTAGAGATAATGCAGGATACAGAGTATTAGAGGTGGTAGATGCTGCTAATACTTTTGAAACACATACAAATCTACAATGGAAAGACTGTGCTAACACAGTTGAGATGGATAAATATTGGTGGGACCCAGCAACTTCAGCGTTCAAAAAATTACCTGAAGCAGTAGAACAATCTACAGCAGGTGAACTAGCAGTGGATGCAGATGGTAACCCAACAGAACAATATGTATGGGACTGGGACTCAGAAACTTGGTCTAAACAACCGTTATAATAGAACAAATAGGAGTAAGACATGGCAGTTAATATTAATGGCGATACCGGTATTGATAAGGTTCAACCGGGTACTATAGATTCCGCAGACTTTGGTCCAGGTGTAATTACTGCACCTGCTATAGCGACGAGTGCTGTGACTGCTCCTAAAGTAGCTGGTGCTGATGGCAGTGCTGGACAGTATCTACAGTCTGACGGCGACGGTACTATGTCATGGATTACAGCTGCAGCTGGCGGTTTCTCTAATATGGAAGTCTTTACATCTCCAGGTACGTGGACTAACCCAGGTACAGTAGAAAAAGTTAAAGTCACTGTGGTTGGTGGTGGAGGTACAGGTGGAGCGTACAGAGGAGGTGGAGGAGGAGCAGGTGGAGCTGCTATAGAAGTTATTCCTTTTCCAAGTGGTACTAATGTACCTCTAACTGTAGGCGGAGCAGGTGGCACTTCATCATTTGGTGCTTATTGTTCAGCAACTGGAGGATCTAATGGTTCAAATCCATCAACTGCTGGGCTTGGTGGAAGTGGCTCTGGCGGAGATATTAATATAGACGGATCAGACGGTACTGCAGGATCTCCATCTCCCAGTGGTAATGGGGGATCAGGAGGACATGGTGGAGCTTCAATTTTTGGTGCTCAAGGTAGAGGCGGTAGACTAACAGCTGGTGGTGCAGGCGGAAACTATGGAGGCGGTGGCGGTGGCGGTGGCACTCCAACACCTGGTCTGCCAAATACTACCCCCCCTGGTGGTGCAGGGGGTGCTGGCGTAGTAATCGTAGAATATTAAAAACTTGATTTAAGCCAAAACTAAATATACAATAGAAACTTAATTTATAGAAAGGTTTCTATGCAAGATACGGTGAAGCTATTTGAACAAAATGGCTATGTACACTTAAAAGACTTTTTAGATGACAATAACTGCCGAGAACTAACAGGCATATTAAGAGACTTAGTGGCACAGGGTAAAACAACAAAAGACCCTCAATGTCCTAAGTCTCATGCTATTCATGGCTCCGTTACTTTTGATAAACTCTTAGAAGACCTCCTTCCTCACTTTGAAAAACATTGTGGTAAACGTCTTTACCCAACCTACTCTTATGCAAGACTTTATGAACCAGGTGAAGAACTTAAGATTCATTCTGATCGTCCCGCTTGCGAAATCTCAGCTACAATAACACTTGGTTGGTCTGGTAAACAATGGGCTATATTTATGGCTGACCCAACAGACAAAGACAGTGAAGCAGAACCTTATAACTCAGAAGGCGATGGTGAGTTTAAAGGAGTCAAAGCTAAAAACATATCTGCCGTGTGGATGAATATTGGTGATGCGGTTTTATATCGCGGGCAAGAAAAATTACATTGGCGTGAAAAGTTTGAAGGTGAATGGCAAGCTCAAGTATTTTTACATTATGTTGATGCAGATGGGCCTCATGCAGACCAAAAGTATGATGGTAGAGAACAATTAGGTTTATCTAAAACAACCAATGAACAAGGACAAGTTCAACACACAAGGAACTTAACGGACTGTGCTGTATTTGAAAATCATGTGACAGATTCTTTTTGTGAAAACTTAATTAAAACTTATACACAAGATAATATTAAAAAAGAACCTCCAGTTATTGGTAGTGGGGCAGGAGCTATAGATAAAAGTGTTCGTGATACAGAGCGAGTATTACTTCCACAAAATGTAGGCATAGGTGCCACACTAACATCAACAGGATTGAATGCTAATCATTACTGGTGGCAATATACAATTACTCATGCAAATCAAACTGAGTTTTTAATCTACAAACCTGATGGGCACTACAATCCTCATGTAGATACATTTCATGCACACAGTAATGAAACAAGAAAGCTAACTGCATTAGCATTTTTGAATGATGACTTTGAAGGGGGTAAGTTCTTTTTAAATGCAAATGGTAACTTATATTACCCGCCTCAGAAAAAAGGAACTGTATTAGTATTTCCTAGCTATATGGTACATGGTGTTGAACCTGTAACCAAAGGTGTGAGATACAGTTGTGTAACATGGTTAGTCGGACCATATTTTAAATAAGGATAACAATGGATCAATTTATACAAGTATATGAAAAAGCATTTAGTGATGAGTTTTGCAATCGTGTTATAGAATTTTATAATACTGCTGAACAAGGTGGTATGATATTAAATCGACAAGAGCATGATGGCGCACCTAAAACAGAGAAGCAAGATACAGCTACATATTTACCTAATTTTCCACTTGAACATACAGACAAAGAACTGATGAATGAGTTTAATCGTGTGTTCTGGGGGCATTGTTATAAAGAATATGCAGATCAATTTGATGTATTAAAAACATTTGCTGAGCATAAGTCTTATACAATGAAGATACAAAAGACTCAACCTGGTCAAGGTTATCACATTTGGCATGCTGAAGCTACACATAAAGAATCTTCTAATCGTTTACTGACATGGACTGTATATCTTAATGATGAATTTGAAGCAGGTGAAACAGAGTTTCTATATCAACACTATAGATACAAGCCACAAAAAGGTGACTGCATTATATTTCCTGCAGCTTACACACATACACACAGAGGAAACCCACCAATAGGCGGAGACAAATACATTATAACTGGATGGGTAGAATTTTAAAAAATAATGTATAATATTGCCTATAAGTCAATACTTTTGGGGCAATTAGTTGAAAGATTTTATTTGGTATCTTAGCGTCGCTTTA